GACATCCAGAAGGAGGCTGTTTTTGACGACCGTATCGTTCAGTCCCGTCCCCGCTACGCCGTGGAGAAGGGCGCTTTGAGTTTGACGAATGCCCCGTTTAACGCTATTGCCTCTACCCAGTCCCAGCAGACTTTCAACATTTATGTTCCTTCCGAGAATGTGTTTGTAGATAGGGCTCTGCGTTGGTCGGCTACGGCGTATTTTCAGATGGATGTGACTCTACCTACTGCCCCTACTGCCTTCGCTTACCAGACCGCCACAACTGGTGTGGGTAATCCTAACTACCAGACGGGCGGAACGACCTACGGCATCCCCGCTACATTCGCCTATGACAACGTCCTTTCTCCGGGTGAGGATATTGCTCTTGCCCCCTTTCCGCTTAACTATATGTGTCAGACGATGACGGCTACAATCAACGATACTACTACGGTAATCAACTCCCAAGATGTGCTTACGGAGGTTATGCGTCTGACGGACTACAAGAAGAATACATCCCAGCGCACTTGCCCGACTATGCTTGACCGCTACCAAGCCAACTACCTCGGACAAGCCCCTAACGGAGCAATCAATAGCCCTATGAATGGCTACTCCGAGGCGATGAATACGGATGAAGTTCCTAACGGCACTTGGGGTGGTCTTGTATTCACCCAGCCTAACGGTTCAGTCCTCGTAGGCTCTGGTTCTTATACGGATACATACACCGGCAACACGGTATATTACCGCAACGGCATCCCCGTGCTCTCTGGTTCTAACTCATCTACTCCCTATACTTCTTACCGTCTGTATGTAGCCTTCTACTCTACGGAGAAACTCACTCTGTCCCCTTTTGTATTTGCTGACGAGCACGAGCACGACACGGGTTTGTTCGGCATAAACAACATCCAGTTGGTGATGAACTTCAAGTCGGGTCTGGCGCTCTCCCGTGTATTCCGCACACTCGGCGACCTTGGCTCAAATGCGATAGTATCCGGTTCAAGCATTACTTGGAACTCTTATGCGAGTTCGGTGTGGTCTGGTGCGGTAATGAACGTCCAGTTCCTCACGCCTTCTCTGGATGTGCCTCTACCTCCTAAGTCAGTCGTGCCGTATATGGAGTTCCCTCGTTTCATTACGCAAGGCACGAGCGCTGGTTCTCTGGTTGCCTACCCCCAGAATGCGTCTATTGGAAGCACTACGGCTACTGTTTCTGCCTACCAGATTCAGTCCCAGACAATCACGCTCCCGCAGATTCCCGACCTACTCATCATCTATGTCAAGCCTACACAAGTGGCTGGTTCATTTGACCCTCTTGACCCCTCTTATGCGGATGCCTATCTGCCTATCTGCTCTGCCTCTCCGGCGTTTGGTGGAATCAAGAACCCTCTCTCAATCAACTTTGACAACTTCTCTGGTCTTCTCTCGTCGCACACAACGGAGGAACTCTATGCTATGACCCACGCCAACGGTCTTTCTATGTCCTACCCCCAGTGGTCGGGTCTGGCTCGTTCAAGTGTGATGGTAGGTGGTAATCCCTCCCCGACTTACACGGCTGGTGGTAAGCCCTACCCCGGCGTCGGAACTGGCGGATTAGTGCCGACTACGGGTGGTCCTCTCATCCTCAAGCCTTCCAAGGACATCACGCTCCAGCCCGGACAAGCCCCGAGTTTGGTCGGCAACTTTACGCTCCAGTTTAACCTCCAAGTATTCAACCCCTACCCTTTCTCCGTGAATGCGCAGTTGTATGTGATTACGGTGAATAGTGGGTTCTTTGAGTCTATCCGTGGTTCATCTCGTATCATTAAGGGCGTGTTGTCCGAGCAAGACATCATCTCCGCTCCCGTATCCTCGGCGCAGACTCGTGAAGGTCTGGCTCGTATGGTGGGCGGTCGTGTGTCTATGGGCTCTCTGGCGAATGTAATCCATCGGGCGAAGAGTGCCTACGATGCTACGAAGCCTTCCGGAAGCGGACACGCTATGCCGAAGGGTATGTTTGGTGCGGACAAAGATAAAATGGCGCAGATGGCTCCGCATATGGGCTCTGGAGGAAGCCGTCTCTCCGCCCGGTTGATGTAAGTTTAAAACATATTAAAAACTCATCTTGAGAAAAAAATATGTTTAGTCTAAGTATAAGATGAGTAGCGGTAATGTCCTCGGAGCCCACTTGAATGTAGCATCTCTGGCGATTGCGGGTCAGCCTTACGCTAATCCGGGCGTATCTTCACTCACATCTATTGCGAACACGACCTCTGCCTCTTCTCCGGCTGGTGCGAATCTGAAGGTAGGAACGGCTACGGGAACTTCAACGATTTCATTTAACTTACCGGCGGGTTCTACGGCAGATACGGCGGGTATTATCCCCTACCGCTCATCATCTCTGTCGGTTCTTGCGTCTGATGCTACGGCTACAAGTGCTGGTGTATCTGCTCCTCTGACATACGCTCCGGCAACGAACGGCGGAACTCTGGTGTGCTCTCGTGTGAATCCGGTGAATCAGTCTGTGATTTCCGTAGCACTCAGCGCAGCCGGTTGGGTTGCTAACGGACAAGTCGGCGCAACTGGTGTCTATTCATATACATTCACGGGTGGCGCTGGAACTATATTTAATGGATTGTCGGCGACTTCAAGAGTAATGGCGCAGATTAATACTTGTGCTAACGCCGATTTGACGAAACCGATAGTTGCTTGTAAGGCTGGTGTGAATAGTGTCACAGTCTATGTAAATGGAGTAGTAACTGATGCTTCTTATATTCCCACAATCACCGTGTTGTCTTGGTAAATAATATAATATAGACATAGAATGAGTAGTAGAGTTAATGGCTCAAGCACGAATATAAATGCTTTGGCGATTAATGGAGTCCCGGTAAATGCTACTCAAGCAACCCCGACGACTATAGAGACTTCTGGGAACTTACCGGTTTCTGGGCGGATAATATTTACGGGTAATGTGGGTCAGAGTGGGAACTATTTCAACTTCCCCGCCCCTACAGTATCATCTGTAGCAAACACCGATGGAACTATAACAGTAGCACCTACAACTGGAGATGTAGTTGTAAGCCTACCGGCAGTAGGGACTGCTGGAACATTCACTTACGCAACTATTACAAAGGATGCTTATGGTCGTGTATCAAGTGCTTCAAGTGGGGCTACTCCAATAACTTACACGAATGGCTCAAATATTAGCATATCTGGAACCGCAATAAATGTATTATCAAATCCTTCATTTACGGGGTCAATAACAACATCATTAACAAATACGGCAAACGCAATAAATGTAAGCGGAACTGGTAGTGGTATAACAGTCCAGAGCGCTACAAACTCTAACGCATTTACTGCTAATAGTGGTAATATACAAGCACTCGGCGGATACTTGCGGGGTATAGGATTATATGACGGAACAAACGGGACTACCTTGGGAACAAGTGGCTATCTATTACAAACTACATCAACATCTTATAAATGGATTGCTCCTCCTACAACTATCTATACGGCATCTACTTCCGCAACTACACTTACAACGGTTCAAAATACTATTAGTTGGAGTCCGACCCCGACTATAACTCTCGCAACTGGTTCTCTTGAAGTAAGTGGTATTCTTGTGTTTCTGATTTCTGCTACTATAGCCGCAGCAAACTCGTCTATTATTATAAATGTATTGGGTGGAAGCACGGGAGCAACATCTATATCTACTACTCAGTTAGCATCTATACCTATCGGGACATTAGCGGGTCAATACTTTGCTATACCATTTAAGGGATACTCGGCGACTACGGGGATTCAACAAGTATCAGTAAAAATACAAGGCAGTTCGGTTTCTTCAGTTGCTACTCTACAGAACACTTCACAGATGACTCTGTCTTATAATAAATAATCTTATGTCTATGTATAACAGATGGATATACTGAAATACATAGCCACTATCAAAGAGTGTCATATCTTAAGTCAGAAGCAGAAGGAGCAGATAATCGCCTACACTACCAAAGTATCCGAAGAGCCAGATTATTTGGAGAAAACGGATTCTCTCGCCAAGCCCCTAAAATCTTTGAGTGAGATTTGTGAAACACATTCTGCTTT